CCATATCCTTATGCCGTAACTCATGCGTTCAAATTCCCCCACTGGTAGCGCTTCACACCGTTCTCATCGAACACCTTGCCGCCGTTGTTATTGATGACCTGGCGAGCGCCGCCGCCCAACGGGCTGTTCAACTCGAAGTTTCCGGCCTTGTCGATGCGCCAGCCCTGAACACCTGCGATGTAGTTGTCCGACTGGATGAAGAAACCGATCTTGGCGTTTCCGATCGAGGCGTCCTGAATGAATGCCGAGTTCATGAACACCTGCCCGCCCTGCACTGCAAACGGCACTGCGATGGCGCCGCCGGCGATGGTGTTAACGATCGCGAACCGGTCGGCGCTGACCAGAAATTGGCTCTGCAGGCCGGCACCGGTGTTCTCGATGCCGAGACCGATACCGGCCGCGACGTACTGCCCATTCGCCGTGACCTGCATCTTCACCGACCACATCGTGCTCAGTTTGCCGGCCGTATCCGCGTAGGCTGTGGACGTCTGCTGAATGGCCGCCGAGTTTTGCCCGACAGAAACATTGAGCTGCTCGATCTTCGTCGCGGTCGCCGATTCGTTCGTCGCCACCACATCCTCCAGCTCGGTGATGTTCGCCGCGTTCTCTCCGATTTTTGCGTCGAAGGTCGTAACGCGCCTCGCCATTGCTTCGTTCTCGGAGGCGCGAACCTTCGATTCGGACGCAAGCGAAGCGGTGCTGGTGTAGCTCTTGATCGCGTCTGCGAGATCACCAGCACCATCATCGTCTCGATAGGAGGCGCGAAGGGCTTCGAATGCAGCGGCTTGAGCGGTGACCACACCGTCGATCTCGGTAATATCGGCGGTGTTGGTTGCCACTTGCTGGGCGAGGCCGTTCGCCGTTTCCACCGTCTGCCCAACATCGAGCCAATAGAGCGGGTTCGGCGGCGGCATGTTGAGCGGAACCGGACCAGTCGCCTGATAGATCCGCTTGCCCTGCACCACCAGGTCGTACTCTTCGTAGGTGTCATCGGGGTTGTAGCCTTTCAGGCCGTCGAGCGCGTCGATCTGGGCCTGCAAGCCTGGGATCTTCTCGATTTCTGCCAGAAGATCCTCGCCGAGTTCCGTTTCGGTGATTTGTCCGGCGATCATTTCCAAAATAGCGGCAGCATCCGAACTGGATTGCCCCTGTACGCCAAGCCCGATCGGATACCACGGCCCGATGTTGCCGATCTTGTCGACGATGCGCCCCCAGAAATAGAAGGTCACGCCGGCGCGCAGGCCGAGCATGGAGAAATCGCTCTGCGGATAGGCCAGGTCTGTCAGCTTGGTCGAGGCCTCAAGATCGGTCGTCGGCCCGTACCAGATCTCCGTGCGCTGGCTGTCCTCGGCGCCAGCAGGGAAACCCCACTTGAGGTAAATGCCGAACAGCAGCGGAGTCGCGGTGAGGAACGCCAGTGCTGGCGGCAACCCCTGCTTCCCGCTGAGGTTGGTCAGGATTGAGTTGCGCCACGGCGACGTGATGTCGAAGGCGCTCACCGCTCGCACCCGCGCCACATAAGCGCCAGCGTAGATGCCGACCACGTCGACGTTGGTCATGCCGGTGCGCTGCAGCTTGATCCAGTTGCCGCTGTCCTTGCGCCATTCGACGTCATAGCCGACCGCGCCATCCACGGCTGGCCAGGTGATCGTCATGGTGGCCACGGCCAGACCCTGCACAACCGATGAAGTCGACGAAAGCGACACGCTCGCCGGCGCCGGAACAACGGTGATCGGGATCACGCTGATCGGGCGTTCTTCCAGGCGTGCACCGGTGTCGATGAATGCGAACTTGCTCGGCTCGAACTGGAGCGCGCTGATTTCGTAATCGCCTTCGGTGGTGCGCTTGGTGCGCAGCACGCGATACAGCGGGATCGCCAGATCATCAGCATCGAGCGCCCATTGCAACTGCGCCACCGGCGGTTCGCTATAGGTTACCGTGACGGTCACGGCGCGGCCGTTGACGCTCTGCACGGTGCGACCTTCAGCGCGGCCGCCCGGCAGGTTGATGATCAGTCGATCACCGGCCTTGGCCAGGGTGTCGCGATCGAGCGTAATCACGCGCCCCGCCACCGCCGATATCCGGCCGCCGACTTCGCGGCCAGCGAGCAAAGAATCCGCCACCGGGATGATGTGTCCCGGCAGCGGAATCACGCCCTCCATGCCGGTCTTGAACGACACGGTGCGGTCTTGGTTATTGCTGAGGATTGCCCACTTGCCCCGGCGCTGTGCCTCGGAGGCACGCGTGCAGCCAATGGCACTCAGCTCGGTCGGCCGGTCGCCGTAACGGCGTTGCAGATCCAGGTCAGCGAACGGAATGACGTCGGTGTCGTAGTTGTTCGCCGGGTTGTCGTAGCTCACCAGCGCCCGGGTGTAACGGGTCTTCGCCGAGGCGCTGCCATAGGAGAACTTGCCGTCGATAACGTTCGACCGGGTGAAGACGTAGTCGAAGTCCTGCGCGCGCGGCATATCCGCCTGCATCACCAGCTGGCCCTGCGCCCAGTACGTCATGCCCCGGTAAATTGCCGAAATGTCGCGCAGCAGCGACCAGGCATCCGCTTTGCCCTGCAGGTTCATGTCGCAGAGGAAGCGCGGTTCCTGGCCGCCCAGCCCGTTCGGCACCAACTGGTCGCAGTATTGGGCAATGCGATACAGCTCCCACTTGTCGACCATGAACGGCTTGATGCGCTTGCCCAGGCCGAAGCGGTCTTCGGTGCAGATCCCGTAGGTGATCCACGCCGGGTTATTGGTCCAGGCCGACTTCATCGAGCCGTCCCACGTCCCGGTGTAGGTGCGCAGGATTGGGTCGTAATTGCTCGGCACCATCCAGCGGCGCGCCTTGCACTTCACAGTGACGGCCGGGATGTTGGTGAACTGCTCGGCGTCGAATTCGATGTAGAGCAGCGCGGTGTTCGGGTAGCGCAGCTTGGCGTCGATGACTTCGGTGTAACCGGCCACCAGCATGGTGTCGGCGATTTTGTTGGTGTTCTGGTTCGGCGTCAGGCGGCGCACGCGGATCTGCCAGCCAGTGGTGGCGTCGGGCAGATCGATGCGGCGGGAGCGCTCGTAGCGCGTGGTGGTCTTCCCGTCGACAGCGTCCACCAGCACCTGCTGATAGGCGCCGCCGTCGGTGGCCACGTCAATTGCGTACTCAATTCGGTACCCGCCGACGTTGCCCTGGTCATCGGAGCGTTGCAGCGCCGGCCAGGCCAACCGCATGCGCACGGCGGAAAGCTGGGTGTTGGTGATCGAGCGCACCCACGGCGAATCGCTGCGCAGCTCAATGTTCAGCGACGTCTCGTTCTCCACGGACGGAATGCCCGGGATGTAGGTCTGATCCACCGAGCCCGGGCGCCAGTCCCACTTCACATTCGGGAAGTTGTAGTTTCCGCTGGCATCGCGGATCGGCGTGTTGTCCAGGTAGATGTCGTAATCGGTCGGGACGCTGTCGAACTCACCCTCGCCCACGGCGATCAGCAGCTTGGCCAGGTTGGTCGAGCGCAGGCTGTCGCTGGCTTCGGTCGGCGACTTCGGCTTACTGCTGCCGCCCTTCTCGCCGTGGATATCGATCTGTGCTGCTGCGCCCATGCTTTCCTCCAGGCATAAAAAAACCGCCTCGCGGGCGGTCGGTGTGCTGCTGTCCTGATTACGCTTTGTCTTCAGCCAGAATCGAGGCCGAGATGATCATCCCGCCCCACCGGCGTTCGCCGATGCAGATCGGTACCGGGTTGCCGCTGGCTGTGGTGTTCTTCGCGCTGCCGAAGGCGTAGGACGGGGAGTTTTCGGGGGATGCGCTTTGCTTCAGGCCTGAGGCCTGCGGGCTGAGCATTTGAATGACGCCGCCGATCGCCATCGACGCGCCGGCCGCATACAAAAACGGCGATGCAGCTGCAAACGGAGTGAATGACAGTACATAGGCTGCGGCGATCATCACTGTTCCGATAATGGTCTGCAGCCCGCCGGCACGCTTGCTGCCACCAATCACTGGAACAATGCGGATTTCCCGTGTACCTCCGAGATCGAATCCGTCCATTCCGATGTTCTCGCGATTCCGGAAGATCGCAAACTTCAGTCCAAGGCGCTCCAGTCGTTTAATCTCCTCGGCGAAACCATCAATGGTCGCATTGAGCGCGCGGAACACCTCCACGGCCGATCCGCAGTCTAGAAGGAACGGCTTGCTTCGAAAAAACTTCTTCGCAAGCGACCCGGACAGCATGACTTTCGTCATCGGCGTGTAGGTAATTGCTGAGCACATGCCATTCTCCAGACAATAAAAAACCGCCCGGAGGCGGTCTGTTCAGAGAGTCGTGGGCAGTATGTCGATCTGCCCATCGCCCCCGGTGAAAACTCGGTATTTCTTGACCGCGCCGTCTTTCACGATCGCTTCCCGCTCCACTCGGGCTGCTCCCATGGAGCAGATGCCAGAGCCGGTATAAGCGGCGCCAACTGAAACCGAATCAGGCGGTAAATAGAAAGATGCCTTCTGACCCGGGTTGAGCTTGGCGGCTTGTTTGCCATCGATAAAAACAGCCATTGAACAAAGGCTTCCGGTCTGCCCAGAGTCGCGGATCACTTGCAGCGTCCCATATGCCCCTGATGGCTTGACCTGGTAGGCCGAAAGCTGACTGGCTGGTGCCTGCTTGGCTTCGTTGGAAGGCGTCGGCGAAGTCGCACACCCCGCCAACAGCGCTACCGTCAGCGCTCCTACGATCAATTTCACGTGGTCGATTCCTTTGTATTCAGTTGTCGATTTTTTCATCGGAAATTATTCGACGCTGGTTTTCACCGCCGTCTTCAAGTAAGGCCTTTAAAGCCTTGGCGCGGCGGTCAAGGCAAGCATTAAATCCTAGGCTTCCAGGGTCACCGAAATCTAAGCACGGATCACGATTATCGAGTGGCTGCCTTTTATGCGAACACCCAAAAAGGAGCGCTACCGCCAGCGCTCCTACGATCAATTTCATGCAGGTCACTCCTGTGGGAAAGGATGCACGATATCACCGGGGCGTACGGAAATGAAAAAGCCCAGCAGGTGGCTGGGCTTCGATTCTTGCTAGTCTTTAGGTCTTGGACCTACAACCTTCAATGCCTCGCGCTCAGCTTCTGCGAGGAGATCCTTAGGAACCTCATCCCACTCCAGACCGGTGCAACCTGCACCGTCCAGATACTCCTGAACAGCCTCACTGAACGCAGAATCCCACCAATGGGGTTCATCTTCTTCGTACATCGACATTTTACATCTCCTTTTGGCCGCGGAAGCACGCTAGCAC